GCAAAAACGTCGGAGCCATCGCCTCCCGCGAGCAGGCTGTCCCCATTCGTCGCGAGCACCATGCACGAAAACGAATGCACCATGTCGCTGACCGATTGCCGGGTGCGCAGCCAGTTGTCGACGTAGGGCTTGGACATCTGCGTCATCGACAGGCCGCCGAACGCATAGGCCGGCTTGAGCATGTCCGGGACCTCGCGGCCGACGAAGGTCAGCATGTGCGAATCGTGGACCGTCTTGCCGTACACGTACCAGGTGGTTGGCCGGTAGAAGCCGTCGTGGAGCGGATTGCGGGTGTTGTACGGCCCGGGATAGCTCCACATCGGCTCGACGTTCTTGATTCGCTTGAGCGGCCGATCGGGACCGATCTTGCCTTTGTCGACAGGCAGTGCGGCGCGCAGCTCGTTCTCATCGTCGGCATCGCCGAAATCGAGGAATATCTGCGAGCGGCCGAATAGCCCGTCTTGCTCGGCGCTTTCCTTGAAGCGATCGCGGACGCAGAGGCGGTCAAGCTCTTCCTCGATCTTGCTGACCCGCTCCTCTGGCCCGTTGATCTTGATCCACTTGCGGGTGGAGTGCTCGGCCCATTTCTCCGCGATCATGCGATACTCGGCGCGCTGGGCGAGCTGGGCGAGGTAGGGATAGCCTTCGAACCGCAGGCCCTCGTGCATCATGGATTCGTAAATCGACTGCGTGCCCCAATCGCCAGCCAGGTTGGCGGGGAGACAATCGTCCATCGCCATGCCGGTCGGCATGACGCCGGGCATGGGCTTGGGGCGCGCGAACACCTGGTCGACCGAGGCGACCGGTCGACCCGTGCGGCGCGCTTCCCATGCCGCGGCGATGCTGATGCGCATCTCGCGCTTGGCTTCGGGCTCGACGATTGCGGTCGTGCCGGCAAGCGACTGCCGCAGGCTGGCGAAGATGCGGGCAAGTCTCGTCATAATCACGAGCCTCGCCCAACTCACCGTCCGCGCATAGAGGCGCGCAGAGCGTCCGGGCTGATCTGCATGCGCCGCTTGCCCGGAGCGAACGCCATGATGAATGCGTCGGCGAGGTTGGGCGAGGGGACCGGGCCACCTTCCCGGCTCGCCTTGGCCAAGTCTTTTTTGCTCTCGACCTTGACCCGACCGGCGTTGTCGAAGTCGCGCTTGGGCGTCGCCAGCTCGTCGATCAGCTTGGCGAGGTTCGGCATGGCGGGATCGAGGAAGATCATCTCGGCCTGGTCGAACGTCATCCCGTTGCGGACCGCATTGAACGTGTTGCGGAACCGATCGGCCACGCTCCACCACGCCTGAGCCTTCAGGTTGGCGAACATGTCGCGGTTGGTCTTTTTCGTGTTCGCATAGACCGCGTCGGGCTTGAACACCTCGCCGCCAGCGTTGAACCCGGCGTGGTTGATCTTGTGCTGCGAGGGCCGCCCGAACTCGTCGCTGGTGTTGAGCTCGTTGAACTTGGCTCCGGCCTGCGCGCCCACGCCGATGCTGTCGTAGGTGATCGACGCGTCGCGCTTGACGGCTTCGTTCCATGCCCTTGTGGATGATTTCAGCAACTCGTGCTCGCCGGCCTTCCATTCGTCCGACCATGTCGCAAGCGGGCCGTGTGCGGCGACCAGGGCACACTTGTCAGCGCCGCCGTCCGCGATGTCGAAGCCGAGCCGGTCGTCGCCGGCAGGCGTGATGCCGAGCGCGGTGTGGGCATCGATCGCGGCCATGACCCACGAGCGCTTGATGACGGCGGTGTTGTCGTCGTCGCGCGGCACGCCGCGGTAGATGTGCTGATAGTCCTCGGGATCGTCGCGCTTAACGCGATTGATGATCTTGCGCATCGTACCGGACAGATACGGGTTCTCGTCATAGTTGATCTGGCGAACCAGCGTGTCTTCTGGCGGTGCTACAACGAACTTCTTCCACACGAAGTCATTTGAAAACCGAGGGTTGAACACGATGATGACGCGCGAGCTGCCGGCCCGAATGGTAGGCTCGAGGATTTCCCATTGATCGGGCTGAAGGTCTTCGGCCTCCTCGATCCATAGCACGTCAATGCCGGCGATGCCTTTGATCTCGCGCAGATTGCGCCGGATGCCGAGGAAGATGAACGACGAACCCGTGGTGCGGTGCGTGATGTCGTAATCGGTAATCTTGAATTCGTGCTCGAGCCCCTCGGCACGGATCGCCTCTTCGATCACGGATTTGACTGATTCGTCTATGCGCGCCTGGAACTGGCGGACGCAGAGGAACTTCACGCGGTAATTGGCCGCAAGGAACACGACGAAACCGGCGGTGTGATAAGTCTTGCTCGACGCGCGGCCGCCGTAGAGCACGTAATTGCGGATGTCGGGCGTCTCGTAGAAGCCCTTGAGATTAGGGTTCAGCAGCGCCATCAGGCCGCTCGCCATAGAAGTCCGCCAACGTCTTCGGCGGGCTCATCGAACCGTCGGACGAGGTGTGGTCGAGCTGCTGCCGATCGGCATAGCGCTTGTCCCATTTCGCCAGCAACTTGAGCCGATAGTCGGCGCGCACGCGGCGCGAGGCAGGGTCCTCGGTCACGTTGTCGACGATCTCCAATCCCTCGGCCGCAATGGCGTCGTGGCCGATCTCCCGCGCGCGCGCGATGTCTCCGGTAAACGCAGCGTCCCGGTCCATCCAATCGTAAACCGTACTGACGCCGGGCATGTCGTCCGCCTTGCAAATCACCGTGAGCGGGGTTCCAGCGCTAAGCTCGGCGATGATGTGCGCGACGATAGCGGGCGTGCGCTTGCTTGGACGCCCGGGCTTCCCTGGCTTGGTCGCTTTAGCCTTCGTCATAATCTCCACCTTAGAACGCATCGGGCTCTTTCCAGCCCAAGCGCAGCGCCCGATCGATCAGCTGCGCATCGGTCAGCACGTAGCCGTTGCGGTTCCAGTACGTGCCCTTGGGGTGCGCCTTGCCGGTTGTGAGGCAGCGATAGACGGGCCCGAAACGCTGCAGGTAATCCGCAGCTCGGCCAGGCATCGTGAAGTCGCGATGCACGAGCAGCGCTTTGGGCGCCATCGTGAAGCGTGAACGGTTGAGCCGGCCGGTCGATGATCCTCGGCGGGCACGGTAATTCGGCGCCAGGCCATGCTCTCGGCGCCACCGCGTGATCGTCTTGAGCGAGGCCCGGTAGTGCGCCGCGGCCAGCCTGGAGCCGGTCGTGGCGAGAATGGCGAGGAAATCCTCCGGGCACTTGCGCACCATGGGCCGGTGACCGCAGCGCACACAGCGGCCCCGGGATATGTCGCTGATCGGCGCGCCGCAATCGACGCATTGGCGCTGCACGGTCATTGCCCTCCGGCGCCAGCGTGAGGGTCGGGCAGATCATTCAACGCCGCCTCCGGGTTGAAGCGGAGCCCATCGTGAGACGCCCCTCGCGCACGTGTACGCGTAGGTGCGCCGCGTATACGCGCGGGCGCACGCTTTCCCGGTAGGGAAAGGGGGGCCAGTTAGCGGTAGGTTGCCGGTAGGTTAGCGGTAGGTTAGCGGAAAAACCCGAAAACCAGTTAACGGATTGAAATTCAAACATTTTCCGTTTCCCCCGTTTCGGTTGCCGGTGGGTTAGCGGAAACTTCCTTGAGGCCGAAAATGGCCTTGCCTTCACCTTTGTTGACCCACAGGAATCCGCGCTCGATCGCGCCGGTGCGGAAGAGCCGATCCATTGCCCCAGCCAGTTGCTCCTTCGTGCAGCCACGCGCTTCAGGCATGGTCTCGAAGACTTTGGGGGCGAATGTGACAGATGGCTTTTCCGACACCGCTCGGCGCTCGCTGAGACGCTGGCGGAGGCAGTTGACGAAGCATTCATTCTCAAAGTGAGCGCGGCTGATGTCACGCAATTCGGCTGCCACGTCGTCGGGCAGATCGTCGTCTCGGACGAAAGCCCATTGGTGCCAGCGGAAAGTGATTTCCTCTCCTTTCTTGCCGTAGTTGGCCTTCGACTTGCGCAACACGCGCCCGTCTTCGCCGAGGTAGTTGCCCTCGGAATCCTTCTCTGCCCAATCGAGGAAGAGGCGGTTGCGCACGTGCGCGCTCCACCCCGTCGATCCGGAATATTCGTTGCCCTGCTTGTTGCCCTGGGCATGCTGCTTGTTCGGGTGGGCGAGGAGGACTACCGCGCCGTCGATCGACTCGCTCAACCGCTCGAGCAGCCCGAGAAACGCCGCGACGTCGTGGCGCGCGTTTTCATTGCCGGGGAACACGTGGGCCGCATTGTCGATGAACAGCAGGTTGGCGCCAAACTCGTGCGCCACGTTCTCGACCTGGCGGTAGCGAGGGCTGATCGACAACCGGCCGGCTTGATCGAAGACGCCGAATTCGTTGCCCATTTCGCCCTTGAGGGACACCAGGAGGAGCTTGCCCTCAAGGTCCGCCATTGTGATCCCGAGGGCCTGGTTGATGTCCTCCTGCCGGCGCCAGAGTTCCTCGATCGGATCCTCGCAGGTTAGGTAGATGGCTCGGCACTGGGCGAGTTCCATGCCCAGGAATGGCTTGCCAAGCGCCGCACACGTCGCGAGTTGCTGGCCGAGCAGCGACTTGCCGACGCCTTCCTGGCCGCTGAGGAGGCCGCAGGCCCCTCGGACGATCCACCCCGGTAGAATGAAGCGACGTAGCGGAGGCCTCCGGCCTATCCAATCGCTGGGCTGCACGATCCCGGGAAGCGGACCGTCATCTGGCTCGCCTTCGTCGTCGTAGGGCGCGACCGGGGGTAGGAGCGAGCGCTTGCTTGCCAGCGCCTCTCTGATGGATGCGACGCCGAACTGCTTGGCCTCGTCGTTGGCGTCGAAATTTTCGCTCATCGTCAAGCCGCCGCCTCCCCTGCGAAGCGCTCACGGGCGGAGCGAGGGTAAGCGACAGGGAATCCGGTTTCTGCGGCCGCGGCGTGAGCGGCTTCAAGACCGGGGTTCTTGCCGGTGCGGGCCTCGGTGCCGGCATCGTCATCGGCAAAGATCGTAAATTCGACATCGGGCCGGGCGTTGCCCCATAGGCGCGCGACACGGATCAGATTCCCGCTGGAAAAGGCGACGATCACCGGGCCGCCGGTTGCCTGGTGGATCGAATCTCCGGTGGCGTAGCCCTCGCAAAGAACGGCCTGGCGCTGGTCCGCAGCGAACTCACCGATAACGCAGAACAGATCCTCGGTGCGGCCGCCCTGGAGGAAGCGCTTCTGACCGTCCCCGTTGATCCGCTGGACGTTCCAGAGCGTCCCATTCGCATCGAACATCGGCGCCAGCAGTTGGCCGTGGAGTTGCCTGAGCATGCCGGGCCGGACGTGCTTGCGTTCCAGGTACGGGTGGTCAGGCCGAGCCGGCTCGCTGCGGGCCCACATGTCCGCAGCGTCATAACTGGCCTCAAGCTCGGCCTGACGCTTCTCCGCGTCGCGCTCGGCGCGCTTCTCGCGCCATTCGCGCTGCAGGGCCTCGCGCTCGTCCTTGGTGAGCGCCGGCCCGCCATCGTCCGACTTCCATTTCAGCGTGCCGGTGTTGAGCTTGTAGTTGCCGAACGCTCCCGCGGGACGATCGTCGAGATAGAGGATCGCCCACCCGTTGCGGCGCCCCTTGCCGTCGCCCTCGCAGCGGAAGCGGATCAGATTGCCCGAGCCCAGACGCTGCGCGATCGGCTCCGCTGGCACGACGCCGTTGGTCTCCATGAAGGCGACGAAATCAGAGATGGCATCGGAAAAGCTCATCGGTCGGTCAGGCCATGCCCAACGCGGCGCGATAAGTGTCGAGAATGGCGTCGCGCTCGGCGCGATCGTCGGGCGACATTTTGCGCAACTTGACGACTTCGCGCATGATCTTGGCGTCGTAGCCGACGGCCTTGGCCTCGGCGTAAACATCGCGGATATCGTCGGCGATGCCCTTCTTTTCTTCCTCGAGACGCTCGACGCGCTCGATCAAAAGGCGAAGGCGGTCGTCCGTCGCATTGCTGTTGTGCCCTTGCTCGCTCATGCTTCCTCCAATCCGTATTTCACGATCCGCTCCCGGGTCTCCTGATCGCTCAGGAACCCGCACTGCCGGGCCAGCATGACCCGGTGCTTCATCTCGCTCTTGTCGTCCGCCACAGCCTCGATGCCGCTGAGCACGACCTGCCGCGCGAACGCCGCGAGGTTGAACGGCCGATCGGCCCGGGGGAGGATGGGCTCAGACCGCACAAAGAGCCTCCGCGCCGATCGGCGCGCCCCATTCGGCGAGCAGCCGCAACGCCGTCTCCGGCCGGCGCACCATCGCAACACGGTGACCGATAGCGTGCAGCCGGTTGAGCAGATCCTTTTGTGCGCTGCTGAGCGCCCCCGTGCCCGACTTGAACTCCAGCCACGCCGTGCCGTAATTCCAGCAGCAGACGAGGTCGGGCGCACCCTTGACCGCGCCTTCCTTCCAGCGCTGCACGCGCTCCCAATCGCTGCGCTTGCCAGCGTTCGGCATGGCCATCGCGAACACGCTGGGGGCACACCGCTTGAGCATCGCGAGGAAGGTCTGCTGGCGCTGTAATTCGGTCGCCGACTGCTTATCGCGCGGCTCGACGAAGAACCGCGGCGCGGCGTCGAGCGGGGTTTCGAGGGCATCCCAGATCGTCATCCCCGCCCCCGCGCAACCTCGGCCGCAACACTCTCGACCACGCTGACGCTAACCCCATGCGAGCGCGAGAGGCTGATCTTGTCGGCGTCGGTGAGCGGCTTCTCGCGCATCATCAGCACGCGCCGCAACGCGACGCGGTGGTAGGCTTTCGAGACCTGCTTGCTGCCGAAGGAACGGGGCCGCTTCACGCCGCATGCTCCAGCGCCGCGCGCGCCTCGGCGGCGGTATATCCGCAGCGCCGCAGCTTCTTGTAATCGCGCACCAGCTCAGGCGGACAATCCGGCCATACCGCAGGCCGGCCAGGCGATTTCGGCGGGGTTTCCCAACATTGTCGCCGCCGCCGCTCCTCGACAGGCAGTGTGATCCGATGGCGCCACAGCAATACCCGGACGCGCTCAGGACTGAGGCCGTATCTCTCGGCAACCTGATTGCGCGAGAGGCCGCCGAGATAGTCCGCGATCATCGCTTTGTTGCGCTCGTTCTTCGCGAGGATGTGGGGGCGGTAGGCCATTAGTGCCTCCGAAACGCGATGGAGCGGTCGGACTGCCAGCACAGCGCGCATGTCGCGCAGCAGTCGGTGGCGCCCGTTTGCGCGGGGCAGCGAATCGACTTGGGCGAATCGGGGGGGTTCTGTTCGCTATCTTCTTGAATGACCGCCGATTTCAGGTGCGAATCGAGGCCGGAAAACCGAATTGCGAATCGGTCCCATCGTTCGTTGATCAAAGGCGCCAGCGCATCCCCGATCGGCGTGCCGGGGAGGCGCGCGGTGAAGCCGAACACATGCAGCGCCGGAAAGCGCTCCAGCGCGGCCGCCCAGGTCGCCACGTAGCCCTCGCTGTAGAAGTCGCCGAGGACATGCAGGCGCACCATGAAGCCGCCCGGATGCGCGGCCTGCAATTCGCCGAGCTCGGCCCACAGCGCTTGCTCGAGCGCTGGCCCGGGCGTGATGCGCTCGGCCGCCTGCATGTTGTTGCCGAAGCAATAGGACCAGGCCCGGCAGGTCCGCGGGCAGGTCGCGCGCTCTTCCAGCGTCAGGGTGAAAATCGGCCAGCCCTTGCGGTGGCCCTTCATCACGGTCTTGCCGATCTTCCGGCTCTGGTGGCCGGTCTTGAGAACTCGCTGAACCTCGTCGGGATCGAAGACGCGGCTCGGGAAAATGGAGCGGCCCGAACGATAGGCGGGATGCAGCGCGCCGATTGTCACGCCGTTGCCGTTGGGGAGGATGCTGCCGTGGCGGCGCAGGGCCGAGGTGGTTGTCATGCGGCGATCCTCAAGCTGCAGAACCGGCTCTTGCACCCGGCCGCCTGATCCTTCGTCACCGCCATGTCGCATTGGTCGCACCACGCCTTGCCGTCGGCGCAGGCTACGAATTTGAGCGCGGGCGGTGCGTCGGCGCCGAGTTCCTTGCGCCACTCGCGGCGCACAACATGGGCGCTTGCCGCCGCATATTTCATATCGGGTTCGTCGGCCCGTTGGCGCATCATCGCCGCGCGCCATTCTTCCTGCCGCCAATGCCCCAGACGCTTGCAGAACTGCTCGAATTGCTCGGCGCGGAATTCCTGCTTGCCCGCCATCTCGTCGGAACACACGGCGGCGATGCCCGGGAAGATCGTCCCGGCATACCGTAGCACCTGGCCGGCGAAGCCCAGCCGCAACGCCGCCAAGGCCTTCGTCGCGACTTTCGGGCCGTGCGTTCGCCAAGCCGCCTCGATGCCGCCGATATTGGCAACCACGCCTGGCGCCCACGAGGCGTAATTCGAGTGGGGCGCGACCGAGAGCCCGGCGTCGACCATCGCGCCGATGATCGCAGTTGCTTCGGGATCCGCGCTCGCGACGGCGGCTTTGAACAGATCGAGCTTTGTCAGTGGGCGCCGCTGCTGGTTCAGATGGACGAAGCTCGCGGCCTCGTCGGCGGTGTCCGCAAAATCGACGATCACACATGGCAGCTGGGGAATATCGCCGCGCAGCCGCGCTGCCTCGAGCCGGTGCTGCCCATCAATCACGAACAGCCGGTCGATAAAGTCCGTGCGCCGCGCCACGACGAGTGGCTGGCACAAATCCCAGTTCCAGTGCTGCGCGATCCGGCGGATCAGCGTCTGGCTGGGCCCGTTGCCTACGTCGCGCTGATACGCAGGGTCGATGCGCAGTTCTGTTGGCGAACAGAATTGCAGCACCGGCATTCGGCCAAGCGGCGGGTTGACCTTGAGCCGTGAAGTCGCGGGGCGGCTCACGACCGGGGCGCCAAATCTGACTTGCGACTATCCACGAGCGATCCCTCCCCACCGAATTGAAAACCTTGACCCGATCACGCCTCGGGCCGGGGCGTCGTCAGGCGCGCTTGCGCTTCGGCTTGACGATCGACGTGACGTTGCCGGCCTTCGCTGCGGCCTTCGCGGCATTGGCTTCACGCGCCTTCGCCAGCGCCGCCGCACGTTGCTTCACCGACGCAATGTGCGCATCGGCATGGGGCTTGAGCCGGACGTTCTCGGCGTGGACCAGACCGATGCGCCGGTCCTTCGCCTCGATCGTCAGGTCGCGCGCCGCGATGGTCGCGCGCAGGGCGTTGTGCTTTGCCCCGGCGAAGAAACCGCCGATGATTGCGCCGATGCCGATGCCGAGTATGCCGGATGCGGCGGTGGCTAAGGTTGCGTGATCCATATTCCCCTCCTTTTGGTTTTCAGGCTGCGATCCGCTCTGCGCGGCAGATCAGCGAATTGATGGCCCGCTGTGCGGTGCGCAGGTCGGGCAGCATCTCGAGCAGCTCCGAGTGCGTCACAGCTGTGCCGCCCGGGCTGGACGGCGATTGCGCCACGGCAAGGCGATGGACCGCGCCGGTGAGCGACGGCAGTGCGTCCTCCTCGCAGACATCGAGCGGCACGTTCCTCGCTCCGTAGAGCTTCGCGTAAGGGTCAAGCACTTCCGCGCCGAACGACGCGCCGATGACCGCGATGGTGGCCGCGTTGAGGTCGCAAGCCTTGTTGCGGGCGTTGCGGACCGTGCCGATAGAGATGGTTAGCTTGCGCGCCAGTTCATCGTCGGTCAGGTCATGGTCGAGCTGGACACGGCGGATGATCGCCGAAACCGCGTCGCGTAAGTCCGCTTGCGTTGGCAGATGGATTGGAAGCAGGACATTAGTAGCGGCCATCAGCTATCCCCCGCCAAATGAGGAGCCGCGCCGCCAACCGCCCGCATGTGCAGGCAGCCTTCGCTCGGCCGGAGCCAGAGATCGCAGTCTGGACAGTGAGCCAGCGCGGTGATCGGCTCGGCATCGTCGTTCGCCCCGGCCAGCACGCCGACGAAGTGGCCGATG